GCCACCGGCAATGTCAACAGCAGAAAAAGACTGGTACTCGACTTACATGGAAGGAGGTGCATTTAAGGCGGCTGTTGCTAAAGGCGCTAAAGCTGGCTTTCTTATTCCCTTGAACAAAAGATGACAATTCCGTTTCAAAAGATTCGCGGCATCTATGAACGCATTGTAATTGATGCTGCAAATCCAGTACAGGTTTTTGCTGAAAACCAATCAGCAGTTGATTTTGACGTACTAGATGAGTATTGTTTTGTTCGGGTTAATTTTGGCCTAATGCAAGAGCCGGTTGTTGGGGCTCGGTCGCTGTGGCACGTTCGAGGCTCATTGGTGTGCGAGATCTTCACTCGCAAGAACATCGGTCCCGGACGGGGGCTGGTCATCGCTAGCCCCATGATCGACGCGCTATCGGCCCTGAATGGCTCTATTCCGCCGCCTGGGGGTCAACGGATCATCGCTCGCGTTGGCGTGCTCACGGGGCCCACCCAGGCACAGCTACGGGACCGTGCCCACCATTTCACGCGATTCTCCATGCCCATCATGGCACGCTATAGGGAGTAGACTGGCGGCTAAAGCAGTCACCGGCCACGGGCCGGATTTTCAATGCCCGTTACTAATTGCGGTCCCGTCAGCGTCCTTACGGGCCAAGACGGGCTGATCACGATGAAGCCCCCTGGCACCCTGGCCTGCCTGCTCGACAAGACCGACTTTCCTGCTCCAATCGCTCCTGCTACCACGTCGGTTCTTAGTATTCCTGCCAATTCTGATTTCCGCGTAAACGATCCCGTAACTTTTAGCAAAAAAGGTACGGCCAATCTTGATGCCGCAATCACTGATGGAACGGTTTATTACATCAAAACTCGGCCCACTCCTGCCACTTGCACCATTTCGGCCACCATCGGCGGCGCTGCGATTGCGTTTACCGGCAATGGTGGCGCGGGTGGTGCAAACACCCCTGGCGAAGGGAATCACATTGAGATGACCTTTGCCACGGCTTACGCCATGTGCGAGGTTCCTTCTCTTGACCTTACCCTTACCAGGGGCGAGATTGATACAACCTCTCTTCCCTGCAAGCCCGGTTCTGCTACTGGGCCAAAGCTGGCTCGATTCCGCAGGTATCAAGCTGGCTTTGCAGATGGCAGCGGCACCCTGAACGTTCGCCTGACCGAAGACCGTGCCGCTTTTACCAATCGGATTATTCAGGGCACAATGTTCAATGATCAGGCCGGCGCAGAGCTAAGGGCATACTTTAGCGCTGTTGCTACTACCGGCAACCCGAACATGGTTGACGATGCTGCCTCTATTCCTTGCGTTTTCCCTGTTGTACTGCTTGGCTTCAATACCAGCATTGCACAGGACGATAGCCCAACTCAGGTAGCTATCAATTATCGCATCTCGGACACCCCCAGCAACCTATTCGGCTTGACCGGGTTCTGATCGTTTGCGGTCTATCAGATAGCGGGGCTTCGGTCCCGCTTTTTTGTGCCTTGACTGGATGCTATGATATTGGAGTCGCAATGTCCCTCTCATGGCCAAAAACGTCAAGGAACTGCTCAAGGCAACGCGCCAGCGTCGCAAAGTCGAGATCACGTTAAGCACTGGCGCAGTGTTTGATATGTACTTTAGCCCTCTTACAGAAGCGGAGGATGAAAAGATTCGGGAAGGAATTAAAAGTGACAACAGCACCAATGCTTACGGCTTGCGCGTGCTGATGCTAAGAGCGGAATACGAGGACGGAGAAAAAATGTTTGATCCAGTTGCTGATAAGCCCGTAATGCGCCAAGAGTATGCCAAGGCAGACTTGACCTCCATGATGGAAGCACTAATCTTCAACGGAGGGATGCTGGCTAGCCAAGACTCAAAAAGCGATCAAGGAGGCAATAAAGTCTGATTACGCAATGAGGCTTAGGCTTGCATTGTGTAAAGAGCTGGGAATGACACCTTCCCAGCTTGCGAACAATGCAACTCAGGATGACATAATTATGCTTGCAGCATATTTTGAAATCCTGAACGATGAAATGCCGGCCATCCCGCAGGATAATCGACTCGGAAGGCGCTAGGATCAGGGCCTAGCGCCAGAGCGGGAGTGAGCGATTATCAAGGGCTAATCAAAGTTGGCGTACAAGGTCTTGGTGAAATCCGCCAACTTAATGCAGCACTTGAAAAAGCCAATGAGCTATATGCTAATCTTGAAAGTGCCCAACTCAACGTAGGTCAAATTGCGCAATCTGCTACGCGCAATGTTAATAGAGCCGCTGGAGATGTTGGGCAAGGCATCCGTGACTTGCGGGGGGCTACGCGATGGCAGGCCAGCGCAGCACAACCCCGTGACCCTTCTGGCAGATACATCAAGGGTGGTGGCACGCTAGAACAGCGCAGGCTTGCTAATCAGGCTTACGAAGGAGCCAGGGATCGTGCTATTGCAGCAAAAAGAAGACTTAGAGAAGAAGAGCAAAACCGCCGCTTAATCGCAGCAGCCGAGGATAGATATGCCAGAGCACTTAACCGTGCAAGCAATATACGGGAAAACATACAGCGCAGAGGCATAGATGCAGCGACACAAGTAGCAAGCGTTTCGGCGGGCATTGGCAATGCAAGCCGTGGAAATTATCTTACCAATCTATACCAAGGTCGGCAACGGGAATTTGCGCGAGGTGGCGGCGGCGCCGGGTTGAGTCAGGAATTGCAACAGCAAGCCCGTAACGTCCGTGGCGCTTGGGACTTGGCGACTGCTGGCGGCAAGGAAAACCTGCAACTGATGCAGCGGATCGCCACCGAAATGGCGGGGCTATTACGCCAGCAGAACGAGCTAAACCGTGGTCGCACTGGACGATCTACGGGCTTCGAGACGGGTAGACGCGGCCAGGAAAGGATCACTGCCCTGTCTGCGATGCCGGGAGCAGACCCAGCGCGAATTAGAAGGCTTCGCTCGCAAGCGACAGATGTAATTTCCGCTAGCAATACGGGCGACATTGCGGGCTCGCGTGAAGCGACGTTGCGCATGAATGCTTCGATTGGCAGATATACACGCGAACTAAATGCGGCAGCGGCAAGTTTACGAGCTGCAATGAGTCGTGGCGGGCCAAGCCTGCCCATTCGTGGCGGCGCTCAAATGGCTGGCTCGCCTGCCTACATGGATCGGCTGGCGCGGCTTGGCGGGCCAAGAGAAAGCATCAGAGGTAGAAAGAATTTAGAAGGTTCGCCAGCCTACATTGAAGAGCAATCTCGGCAACTACAAAGAGCTATAAGCGCTGGTGGCCCCAAAGAAAGTCTCAAGGGCAGAAAGGATGTAGTTGGTTCTCCCGCTTATTACGAGGAACAACAAAGACAGCTCTCCAGAGCTATTGCTGCTGGCGGCCCAAGGGAAAACCTTAGGGGCAGGAAGGACATTCCCGGCTCTCCTGCCTTTCTTGCGGAACAGCGCAGGCAACAAGCTCAGCAACTGCAAAGAGCCATAAGCGCTGGCGGCCCAAGGGAAAGCATTGTAGGTAGAAAGAATTTGCCAGGCTCCCCCGCCTACCTTGAGGAGCAGCAAAGAAAGCGCAATCGCATTGCGGGAATGCGCCAAATTGCAAGTCCGATTCGTGGCACGGCTGCGATGGTTGGCTCTCCTGCTTACCTGGAGGACCAACAAAGGCGACTGTCAAGAGCTGTTCGCATGGGCGGCCCCAAAGAGGGTATCAGCGGCAGAAAGGATCTAGTTGGCTCACCGGCCTACTACGAAGAGCAGCAGCGGCAACTGCAAAGGGCTATTAACAAGGGCGGCCCAAGAGAAAGCGTAAAAGGAAGAAAGGACCTGCCTGGCTCGCCGGCCTATGTTGAGGCACAGCGAAAAGAGGCTGATCGCGTAGCACGCTTGCAGGCCAGGGACAATGAACGCGCTTTGCAAGAGCAAAGAGCGGAGCGCAATCGTATTGCACGTTTACGTCAAATCTCAAGCCCAATTCGCGGCACGGCCACAATGGTTGGCTCGCCTGCTTATTTGGACGCCCAAGCAAGAGCGCAAAGGTCTGGCCGGTCTGCCGGAAGGCTTGGCCCAGCTTCGCCTATCGGCGGCACCAAGACAATGGTGGGCTCACCGGCCTACCTGGCAGAGCAAAAGCGGCAGCAGGATCGCAAGGCATTCTTTCAGGGTAATGCTCGCAAAGCCATCGGCGATGCGCTGATTGGTGGCGCCTTTCCGGCACTGTTTGGCCAGGGAATCGGGGCGTCAGCAGGCGGCGCAGCAGGCGGTTTTGTGGGTGGCCTGGCAGGCGGTTCGTTCGGCTTCGGCCTTTCCCTTGCCGGCACGGCAGTCGGCCAAGCTGTTGACACTACGGCCAAAAACTTAACTGAACTTGCCGATGCAATAAGAAGCCCAGGTAAAGCACTCGACGCCTTAGAAAAAAGCGGCCTTGCTTCTAGCAAGGGCCTTGAGCAAACAAGGCTTTACGTTGACCAGCTAACTGCGGTCGGTCGCTCTTACGATGCACAGACACTGGTGCTACAGGAAGTACAAAAGCGCCTTGGCCCTGGCTCGCTAACTGAGCTGGGCAAGCTCGATACGGCAGAGCAAAAAGTACAAGAACAGTTTGGAGCAATAGCCTCAGAAATACAAGTACGACTACTGCCTGTCCTCCAGGGCTTTGTAGAGTTTCTTGGTAACGCTGCCGGTGACATTGGCGGGTTTGCTAGCCAAAGCAGAATACAAAGGCTTGACCCTAAAACATTTGAAAGACTTCGCTCCCAGGCTATCAGGGAAACCTCGGGCCCACTGGGCATATTTGGGAACAAAGGAAAATACGACGCAAGGCTTAACGAGCTGTCCAAGCAAGAGCTTGCAAAGCGCTTCGCTAATGAACGAGCAAAAGTGCCACAAACGCCGCAAGAAAAACTTGCTGGTGAAATGGCGCAAGTTCAAGAATCACGCAAACTTGCAGATCAAATACAGTCGGCCTACCGCGAAGCGTTTAGCCTACAACGGGAAGCGTATGACCTTCAGCGCAATGGAGCGATCTTAAACCGAGACATTGCTGATTACGTTTACAAGAAAGAACGTGAAGTGTTTGACCTGCGCCAGCAGGCAGCAGAACAGCAAATTCAAAATAATCGCGGTAGAGCGCAAAACCGTATTGAAAGCAGTGATCTAAACGCTCGCCAAACCTTTGCAGCGGCTGTTGGCTTTGAACAGCAACTGCTAGGCAATGTTCGTGAGGCGGTTCGTTCACGGAAAGAAGGCGAGGCTGATATTGAACAATCAAGGAACAGGCTTGAGCTTGCAATGGCAAGGCTCAATCGTGACACCGAGGACTACAAGCGGACAAATGCACGCGAAATAGAGGACATCGAGCAACGCAAGCTTTCCTATGTACGTTCAGTAGAAGATTACAAAATGAAGGTTGCGGATTACGTTCGTGACCGTTCAAGAGAAGCCGCCGATTTAATGCGTCAGGCAATGACGTTGCCTGATATGAGCGCCTCTGCCAGTGGTGGTGGCGGTAGCTCCATTGGCGGCAGCAAGTTAAGTCAGCTCATAGGAGGGGCAGAGAGTTACGGTGGAAACTATGGCGCTTTTAATCGTGGTGGCACCAATAATGGGCATTATTCCATTGATCCTGGAAAAGATCCCAATCTTGTAAACATGACCATCGCTGAAATTCAGCGTCGTCAACTAGCGCCAGGGGTTCCGCGCAGTCAACAGTTACATGCAGTTGGTAAATATCAGATCATTGGCGATACGATGCAATCGCTTATGCGTGGTCGCTATGGTCCGACTGGCGTAAGCCCATCTGATCGTTTTACTCCAGACGTACAGGAAAAATTAGGATCTGCATTGGCACGCAATCGTGTCATGGGCAAAACGGTTGATGAGGGGATGCGTGGACTTCGCCAAGAGTGGATTGGCCTTCAGAATGTAAGCGATGCAAAGTTACGTGATGCCGTAATTGAACTTCAGAAAACCGGAAATCTTCAGGGCCAAACTGCAACGCAAATCAGCAACATTCCAGGCCCTAAATTTAGCCCAACCCCCATCGGACCTACCCCTTCTATTGCGCCAATGAATGCTGCCAACATGGCGGCAAGATTGCAACTTGCCGGGGGCGAGAAGGAAGCACAACGCATTTTGGAAGAGCAAAACAAACTTAAGCAAAAAGGTATTGAGCTTGGCCAGATTGAGCAAATTCTTCAAGGCAATCAACTTCCGCAACTTAAGCAGCAAGAGGATACACTTAAGCAGCAAATTACGGCAAGACAAAAAATTCTTGACCTTAGTGATAATGCTGCTTCAGTTGCGGATATTGAAGCAGAAAGTAGAGCGCGGCTTAAGCAGATTGATATAGATCGCAATAGCGCTCTTGCAAAAGCTAAAAAGCAATATGGCAACGATCCTGCAACTATCAAGCAAATTAACGAACAAGCCAACCTTGCTATTGGAATTGCCAAAAAAGAAGAAGAGCAACGTCGTAAAAACCTTGATCTTAATAACAAGTTGCAAAACCAAGAACAGTCTCGTTCTGCTATTTTGCAATTACAGGAAACACTGGCAACTGGCAAAGCAGAAGCTACTGCGCTAGAGCGTGGTGAGCTTAAAGCAACTAATGTCGAATTGCTTATCGCTTCTGAACTTTACAAGCGTGCAACTGATGACGAAAGAGCGAGACTTGCTTTGCTTACTGCTCAAACTGAAGAGCTTGGCAAGCAAAATGACTTTCGCAGGCAAATCAACGAAGTCAGGAATGATGCTCGTTACACTGGCGCCGGCTTGCGTGCGGGAATGGTTGGCGCACCAGCACGCGCTTACGAACAGGGACTAAAGACTTTTGAAGGTGATACCGGCAAAGCGATGGCCTTTGCTAATGAAAACAAGCTGCTTGAAGATCAGCAAATGATCTGGAACAACCTTGAAAAGAATATCGTTGATGTATCTAACGCAATTTCTGGTGCGCTAACAAATGGCCTGGTTGATATTGTCGATGGTTCAAGAAAAATTCAAGACGTAGGTCGAGATATGCTAAAAAGCATTGCTGGCACGTTTGCCGATTCTGCACAGCAACAGTTGACCACGTTGATGCAACGTCAACTTGGCGGGATGCTGGGCGGATCGAGCGGGCCACTGGTCAAGATGCTTGGGGCAGGCGCTGGCGCGAGCGGCCCTGAGGCACTGGGTAGCGCGTCCCTAATGGCCTCTGGCCAGGTTGCCATGTTCGGCGCTGCATTACAGGCGCTGACCGGCCAAATGGCTGTGCAGGGGTTCCTGTCGGGCTCGACCGGCGGACTCGGATCAATGATCTCCGGCGGTGGCGCTACAGGCGGTCTTGGCGCAGCGCTCTCCGGCTCCCTCGGCAACATTGGCGCAGGGTTCTCCTTCCCAACCTTTGGTGGATTCCTTGCCGGCGGCGGCACCACCGAGTCAGGCAAAGGCTACGTCGTTGGGGAAAAAGGGCCAGAGTTCTTTTTCCCTGGCGTCTCTGGAAGAGTAGTCCCAAACAATGCAAAAGAGAAAGCAAGCGCTTTGCGCCGGGAAAATGCCAAAGCAGACCCGATCGAACTTCGCTATACAGTTACAGAACAGCGCGGCGAGCGATATGTTACCGAGGAACAGTTCCGCAAGGGCATGAGTAGTTCGACCAAGCGAGCACAGGCCATGACCTATGCTGGCATCCGAAATAACAACGAAATTCGTGATTTCGTAGGAATAGATCAATGATTACCATTACTCATTACATAGAGTTCCTAAGTTCTGCTGGAGCTACTCTTCCGATTCCGCAACGCTATCAACCATATTTTATTGGAGAGTCGCGTACTTTTGATGGATTGACATATAACTTTAGTCCTTTTAGCATTGCTGGTGATATATCAACTGATGGCAATGAAAGCGGAGATTATGAGCTGCTTGCTCCTGCTAATGTTATCTCAAGCGCTAAGTTATGGCAGGCATCAGAAGATCTTCGGTTAATTAAAATTTCGACTATTTTACTGGCTGGTTCACCGCCTTCAGACGTAAATGGTTTTCCAACCTGGACTGAGTTAAGTTTTTTGAGTTCTACAATTTGCGTTTGCGACTCTTTTGGATACACTGATTCAATTCCAGGCGAAGAAGATCAGTATTCTGTTGTTACGCTTAAGCTGACAAATCCTCTAAATTTTGTGGCTGGGACCGCGCCAACCCGTAGACTGACCGCAGCTCAAGTCGGGCCACTGCCGTCTAGCGGAGGGATCACGTTTTGACTTTTTGGCATAAATGGTCAGGACTGCCATGGCAGCTTGGCGCAGACCCCAGGGACGGTCGAGCTGCCTGCTGCTTCAGGACCGCCCAGGCGGTCAGGGAGGAACTGGGAATGCCATGGCCGGCTGAACGTATGCGCCACTGGTATTCGGTGGCTCACAGGGGCAACTGGCGCGACCTACGTGACGAATGGGACGACATGACCAATCCAGTTGAAAAGCCAGAGGCTGGATTGTTAATCCGGTTT